GCAAAAGGCATGTCAAAACAGAAAACTGAACTACTTTCTGCTGAGATAGCAAAGCTCTCAATGGACCCAGCCTGGCGTTCTGCTATTAATGCTATACCTGGCGGCGAAAGCCTAAGAAAAGCTGGTAATGGCCTAGCAAAGTACTTAGATGGACAGGTAGAGGCACCAGCCGGTGCAAAAGAACGCACATTTATCCGCGAGGTATTCCAGCGAGGGTTAAAACGCCTACAAGATGCCCCCAGTGTGCGCCAAAGATCTAATGAGCCACTCACGATGAGTGACTTACAAGCATTACTCTGGTATCCAGAGAAAAGGCTGTACGACACAGCCAAGCAGAAAGATGGAGAAAGCCGTGGCTATCAAGACGACGAAGCGCCAGACTACGCAAACGCTGCAAGAAAAGCTGTCGGAGATCGACTGGGATCTGCTGGAGCAGCTGGACCAGGAGGAGGAGGGACAATCGATCCCAATGCAGGACCTGGCGCAGACAACAGCATCATCGCCAACCTCCTCAACCCCCCAGGGAATACTAGTGGACGAGCACCCAGGGCCGGTACTAACTGGGCCACCGGCGGGAACTCTCTCGCAAGGGTAGCCCTAACAGCGGTTAAAAGGTTTGTCCCTCAGTCTAAGGCTGCTTTCCAGGTTGGCAAACGTGGAACCCCAACAGAGGATGGGATCCAATCTCTAGACCAGGCTCTGAGCCTAGCACACACACTGGGCATCACTGTCCGTCTGTTTGACAGCCAGGAAGAGATGTATGCATCCAGGTCAGCTTTTGATCCATCTTCTGATCCATCCGCTGTCGCCTCGTTTTACCAAAAAGGCGCATACGCTAATGGCAAAGGTGCTGAAGGTACGGTCTTTGGTCTGAACCCTGGCTCACTTTTGGATAGCGGCGGATCAGTAAGTGGCATTGACGCTCTATCAAGCCTAATACATGAGATCGCCCATGGTATGACCTTGAGCCCACTTGATCTCAACGGTTCCCAGGTTAGTGACACTGAATTTACCAACCCAGTAACTGGTCAGCCTGACAGGGCACCCATGGGATCCTTTGCTGGTAGTGCTTTGAGACCCCTACTGGAAGGTAAGGGTGATCCCGACATCATGGCAGAGATCGACAACCTACAGATGAACGTGGATGCACACACAACTAATGACCCTGCCCAGCGCAGCGCGTTGCGTGAGGTTCGCAAGTTGTCAACAAATCTCAAAGACTGGAAAACCTACTACGATAGGGAAGTGGACAATGGTTTTATGTCCAGATCGGATGCCGACATAGGCATGGCCAACCGCCAGGATGTAGCTGACGGCTACACAGACTATATGCAAAGTGTGCGTGAGTTGGCTGTGGATCCTGTTTTGATCTACTTGATCAATCCTAAACTGGCCAAAGCGGTAATGCCCAAGACAGCTGCCCTAATTCGTGATCAGTTCAACAACGCAGGTAACAAAAAGGTCAAGTTCTTCTCCCACCCAGCTGCTGTTGTCATGGCTACGGTCATGGCCATGCTTGCCCAGGGAATGGCTGAAGAAGAGGAGGAAAAGCAGAGGATGCAGATGCCTCCTGGTGCTCTGACACCTCCACCGCCCGGTATGGGCGCCCTAACTGCATAAGAACGAACAGAGGTCCCTCCGGGGGCCTCTTTTTCATTAATGGAGAGCAAAATGATCCATAAGAACGCAATAGATTTAGTCCCCACTCTAAGGGCCATCGAAGATGTACTGCTTTCGCCACTACTCAGCACTGCGCAAAAGTCAGCAATTGTCGGTGAGATACACACTGCTCTGCCTGATAAGATGTTTTGCCCCAACTCAAGGCTAACACTGTCTATTATAACCAGCATAGTGAGGAATAACGATGGGAGCGCCGCACAACCCGAGGCCCAAAGCACAGAGGCCCCCAAAAAACCCAGCAAAGGCAAGGGATCCAAAAGTAAACCCGCTGGCGCTTCAACACCAAACGCCCGAGGGAAGAGCAAAGTTTCGCCAAATGCTGGCAAACCGAAAGAATAAAGGTGGCCGCCCCAAAGGCACACCAGATGGCTACACACTCGAGCAAATTGCCCCAATCCGAAAGAAGGCAAAAGAGGACGCTGAAAGGATCGTGAAGATCATGGCAAAAGAAAACGAAATTGATGACATCTATGCGGTCGAGGCCTTGAAAGCTGCCGTGGAGATTATGCGCGAACCTGGTCAAAACCGGGATCGATTGACAGCTGCACGCATGGTCCTGGATTTCACCAAAACTAAACCCGCTGCTAAATCCGAGGTCACAATCGGGAAAGCCGAGCAATTCTTGGAGTCGCTATTGGTAGCAGACACTGAAGAAGAGCAAATTGAGCATGGACAAGAGACTTAAAAAAGTACGCAAGCGCCTATATGAAGAATTCGATTTCTACAGTCAGTCTGCACTAAAGATCCGCACCAAAGATGGTGACATTAAACCACTCAAACTAAACCCGGCACAGCAGATACTACAGGAAGCTGTAGACAAGCAGATGGCGGCAGAGGGTAAGGTACGGATCATCATCCTGAAGGCGCGTCAGCAGGGTCTTTCAACCCATGTGGGTGGATACTTGTACTTCAATGTGTCCCAACGCAAAGCCTGCAAGGCAATGGTCATTACGCACCACTCGGATAGCACCAGGGCACTCTTTGACATGACCAAACGGTATCATGACAATTGCCCGGAGCTACTGAAGCCTCACACCAAATACAGCTCCCGCCGAGAACTTACTTTCGATGTCCTGGACAGCTCTTTTGTTGTTGCGACAGCTGGTGGTGAGAGCATTGGCCGTGGTGAGACCCTCACACATGTTCACGCCTCTGAGCTTGCTTTCTGGCAGAAGTCTACTGCCCTGGAAAACTGGAACGGGATGACCCAGGCTGTGCCAAACAAGCCGGGCACCGCTATATTTGTTGAGAGCACCGCCAACGGTGTCAGTGGCATCTTCTATGATCTCTGGAAAGGTGCTGTTGAAGGTACAAATGGATATGTGCCAGTGTTCATTCCCTGGTTTACAGACCCAGAATATCGGGAGCCTGTGCCTGCGAACTTTACCAGGACGCCAGAAGAAAAAGACCTCTGTGAGAAGTATGACCTGGACGATGAGCAGCTCATGTTTCGCCGGCGTAAAATTGCCCAGAACGGCATAGATTTATATCGCCAAGAATACCCCTCAGAGCCATCAGAATCCTTCCTGACGACCGGACGGCCAGTGTTTAACCCAGAGGCCCTACATGACCGTCTAGAGGCCTGTGAGGAGCCTAAGAAGCGCCTGGCACTCGAGGGTGACGACTGGCTGGAGAATGTCAGAGGGGAATGTACGTTATACCGTACTCTTGACCCCGGAGAACAGTATACAATAGGCGCTGATGTCGCCATGGGCGTCAGGGGAGGGGACTACTCAGTTGCCCAGGTTCTGGATAGCAAGAAGCGCCAGGTTGCAACCTATCGAGCACGGGTTCACCCGGATTACTTCGCAACAGTTCTTTATAAACTAGGTGAGTTCTTCAACTTTGCTTTTATAATTGTGGAGAACAACAGTCACGGGATCCTGACCTGCACTAGGTTGGGCAAAGACATGGCATATCCAAACTTTTACACCGAGATCCAGGTGGACAAGTTAACGGAGAAAGAGACCCTCAAACTGGGCTTTACGACCACTTCAAAGACCAAGCCCCTCATCATCGATGAGTTACGCGCGTGTGTGCGCGAGGGGGAACTAGAGCTAAACGACAAAACAACGATCCGAGAAATGCTCACTTACATTGTCACCCCAACGGGAGGCATGGAGGCAGAAGCTGGTTGTTTTGATGATTGCGTTATGAGTTTGGCTCTCGCTAACCACATCCACGAAGGCGCGTGGGAACCCATACAGTCATCAGATGACTACTATATTGAAATGGTTTGATCATGAATAAAAACGAATACAAGAAGCTGGACGATGATAAGATTGTCACCATCCTCGATGACAACATCCGCCGCAGCGTAGGGTATTACGACAGTCAGATCAGCCGTGAACGCAAGCGCGTCACAGATTACTACAACGCCACTCTCCCGCGCCCAGCGCATGATGGTAATTCAAAGTATGTATCCATGGATGTCTATGACACTGTGGAGAGCATGAAGGCGGCCCTGTTGGAGACTTTCAGCACTGGCTATAAGACGGTTCGGTTTGCACCACAGAACGCAGATGACCAGAAGATCGCAGAGATCGCTACGGAATACTGTGACTACGTTGCTAACCGGCAGAACAACTTGTTTGAGATTATGCAGACGGTTATCCACGATGGTCTGATTGCTCGGGCAGGCATTGCCAAAGTCTTCTACTACTATGGCGATGAAAGTCATATTGAGGAGGTGACCGATCTAACCGAAGAGGAACTTGACGCTATCCTGGTACGCGACGATGTCGAGATCGAGGAGCTAGTCGAGGATTTCGGTTTATACTCAGGTGAGCTACGCATTACGACCGATGCCAGCAAAGTATGCATCGAGAGTATTGCCCCAGAAGAGTTCATCATTGAGCCACAGGCACGCGATTTGGACAGCGTAGTATTCTGTGCCCACAGGACCACAAAGACGATCTCAGAACTCCGCGAGATGGGGTATGATGAGAAAAAGATCGAGAAGATCGGAGATCACTCTGACGTTGAGATGGAGACCGATCCAGAGGTTCTCTCACGCCATGAAGAGATAGGAAACGACAGGGGCTTTAACACAAAAGGTTACCAGGACCAGGTTCGCCAGGTGACTGTCTATGAGAACTACATAATGCTGGATCCAGACGCGACCGGCGTTGCAGAGCTTTACCGGATTGTCAAAGCTGGCAACGTAGTTCTTGAGATGGAAAAGGTTAATCAAAAACCCTTTGTTGCATTTGTTCCACTGCCAATTCCCCATGCATTCTTTGGTAATAACTTTGGTTCTAAAGTTATCCCAATCCAAAATGCACGCACTGTACTGACGCGGTCTATCCTTGATCACGCTATGGTGACTAACAACCCCCGTTACATGGTGACTAAAGGTGGTTTGACCAATCCTAAAGAACTGATCGACAACCGCGTAGGTGGTATCGTCAATGTCTCACGTCCTGATGCTATTGCACCTATTCCCCAGGCATCCCTGAACCCCTTTGTGTTCCAGACACTCCAGCTTTTAGAC